GCTGGTAGTAAATACCGCGGTGACTTTGAAGAACGATTTAAGCACGTTATCAAAGCGTTAGAAAAGAAGGGCAAGACAGTTTTGTTCATTGATGAAGCACATATGATCTCTGGTGCTGGCTCTGCTGGCAACTCCGCTAACGATCTTGCTAACATGATGAAGCCTGCATTAAGCAAAGGCAACATTAAAGTTATTGCTAGTACTACATGGGAAGAATATCGTAAGCACTTTGAAAAAGATCGTGCATTGATGCGTCGATTCCAACGTATTACTATTGACGAGCCAACGCAAGAAGTAACATTGCAAATTCTTAAAGGTATTAAAAAGTATTACGAAGCATTTCATAATGTTAAAATTAAAGAAGATGCATTGCAGGCTGCTGTTAAGTTAAGTGTTAAGTATCTTGCAGATAAGAAACTGCCAGATAAAGCAATTGACTTGATTGATCTTGCTTGTAGTCGTTTCAATCTTAAACTTGCGGATGAAAGAGTTATTACTGAACGCGAGATTCAATACGAACTTGCCAAACTAACTACTATTCCCGAAGAACAAGTTATGGAGACCGAAAGTGTAAGCCTATCTAAACTACACGATAATCTAATGTCCGATGTTTATGGACAAGACATGGCAATTGAAGAAATTGTTGATCGTATTGTTGTTGCACAAGCAGGTTTGAAAGTAGAGAATAAGCCAGTTGGTAGTTTTGTGTTTATGGGCCCAACTGGCTGTGGTAAGACTGAAACTGCTAAATCACTTGCTAAACATCTAGGCACTAAATTATTGCGTTTTGATATGAGTGAATATCAAGAAAAGCACAGCATCAGTAAATTGATTGGTAGCCCTCCAGGGTATGTTGGTTTTGAAGACAATGCGGGTTTGTTGATTACTCAGATTCAAGAGAATCCAAATGCAGTGGTATTGTTTGACGAAGTTGAAAAATCACATCCAGACGTTAGTACAGTACTGCTACAAATCATGGACAATGGATTTATCACTGGTTCAAACGGAAAGCAAGCAGATTGTCGCAACATTGTGTTGATTCTAACTACTAACGCTGGTGCTCAAGCAAGCGAAAAGAATCAAATTGGATTTGGTAGTCAGGATAAAGACTATACTGATGCAGAGTTGAAAAAGTTCTTTACACCAGAGTTTCGTAATCGGTTGGATGCTGTTATTACATTTAACAAACTTGGCAAAGAAACAACTATTAAAGTTGTTGATAAGTTTATCGATGAGTTGCGTGAGCAAGTTAAAGAAAAAGGCATTCGTATTAAAATCAATGCAGAAGCAACTAACTGGTTAATTACTAAAGGTTTTGACAGCAAGATGGGTGCGAGACCATTACAGCGTGTTATTGACAAGGAAATTAAACGCGACCTTGCCCGTATGATGTTGTTTGGTGACTTAAAGGGCGGTGGCTGGTTGCATATTAGTGTTGCAGATGACAAGCTAGTATTAGTGGCAAAACCTAAAACACTTAAAGTTCCGTTATTGTCAGTTGAAATTATAGACAATGCAGTACAAGCTAACTAAGAAACTGTTCTATGGCACATACCAGTATAAAATTGTACTGGTATGTGCTGGTGCGTCATTGTTTAGAACTAACGACTTAGATGCGGTGTTGGAAAATTTAAAACAGGTTAAAAAAGACTTTAATGAAGATGACAAATATTTAATTTTTAAAAATAGAAATTTCATCAGAACCAAAGAAGACCTGGATTATGCATTAAAACTTCGACACGAACTGTCACTGTTAACAGACTTTGATCTACGTATTGAAAGTCCATGGGTCAATGTATATACCAATAGCAAGTCTGCTGTTGATACATTATCCAAAATAGACAAATCCAAGGTAAAGTACATAAGTGAGCCTCCAGCAGATTCGCCATTGACTATCAATACCATTATATTACCCAAGATCAACTTTGATTACAGGGTGACTATTGGCAGATCTTCTCAAGATTGTACTGCTTTTGTATCATGGGCTAGCACTAACAGCAAGTTAAAACTAACTAAATCTTGTACAAAGGCCTTGTTAAAACCACGCAGTTGGGGAGGTAGTTACTTTTACATCACAGGTGATAACAACTTGCTAATGGCAAAGATGCATCTAGGTGGTTGTATCAGCAAAGTTGAGCGAATTATCAAAGATAAAGCCTGAACGCAATTGCGATAAATACTTCAACGATGGAGTATATTTCCATCTTTGCTAAAAACTGGGCTTTATAATGCGTATACGTGAATTATTAGAAAATAGACATTTTAACGATTTAGATTTTGTCAGTCCCACTGAAAACGGGCGTGAAATCAACTTTGATCTTATTGAAGACTTAGTACACTTCATGAACCATGACGATAATGTATATCGTCGTCATGTGTTCCCAAGCATTGCAAAGTGTGTGGATAGATCCAAAGAAAATCGATCATTTAACTCTTTGGTATTTAAACCAGCTGTAGAAAAGAGCTATGAAGCATACGTTAAACAATACCCTATTCGTGAATTGCCACAATCATTAGACGAAGAAACATGTGTGAAAGTGTGTAAGAAGATGAAAGAAGAAGTTAGCAAACATATTGCCGACGGCAAGTATAAGGATTAAGCGTGTTATTAAGAGAGCTTTTTGTACGTGAAGCTAATGAGCCCGTCAAGGCAAAAATTGGCCGGGCATTTAACCACGTAGAAGATCTAGCGTTTTTGCATGGAACTGCTGGCGTGATCAAAGCCCTTGAACATGTACGTATGGCAGGATCAGCAAGTGCAAAACATACACGATTTAAATGGGACGGTGCTCCTCAAATTTATTGGGGTTATACTAAAGATGGCCAGTTTATTCTATGCGGACATAATGGCTGGAGTAGGGGTGGTACAGGCACTAGTGATGTAAGTGATTTTACCAGTGTGCGTGGTATCTATAATTTCATTCTAAATAAAAGCGGCGATACATCAGGACTTCCTCCGGAGAAGCAAGCAGAACGTCAGCAATTTGCTACTGAATTTAGTCACTTGTACGAAATATTTAAAACAGCAACCAAGGTTCCAAGAAAAGGACAAGAGATTTACTTCTACGCAGACGGATTGTTTACCCAACCGCCTGAAGATGTCAACGGTGTATATGAATTAAACCCAAATTTAAAAAGCAAAACACAGTATCACATAAGTGTTGATTCTGCATTGGGCAAACGTATTGCAGATGGAGCACAGGCAATGGTAGCGGCACACGGTAGTTTTACTGAGTTTGGTGCACCAGACTCTTCGCAAAAGCCTGTTTCAGATTTTACAAAATACATGACTCCTACCACAGAGTTAATTGTATTAAGTCCGTACTATGCCATGGAACAACCAAAGATAGATACTAAAGCAATAGAGAAGATAGAACAAGATCTTACTAAAGACAAAGCAACTATTGAAGGATTCCTTGCACCCATCGATAAAGTATCAAATTTTAAAGGTATTATCTATCGCTATATGAATGAAAAGTCCAAGGCTGGTCAACTTGCCAATGTAGGTGATGACTTTATGAATTGGATTGAGCAAGGTGCGGCTGGTATGGTCAAAAGCGACAGCATGAAAGCCAATATTAGGAATCGCGTAAACACAGTTCCTGCTGGTGTAACTATTGTGTTTAAATATGTTAAGCAAATTATGGGTCTTAAGAATCAGTTGCTATCCCAGTTAGAAATGGCACCACCGGAAATAAAAGTACTCAACTCAGAAGGATGGGTACAATACGACACAGGTGGAGACATGCATACAAAATTTGTGCCACGGCACGATGTACAACACAAGAGCGGTGAAGTATTACCGCAGTGGGTGCCATAATGAAATTAAGAGAAATATTTGAAGGTGGGGTCGGCAATGCTGTAATGCATGGAATTGAAGATCTTATTAAGATGGGCGGGAAGTCTGGTTCAAAGGCCGCTGAGAAAGAAGTTGGTGCAATAGCTAAACCGGAGACTAAAGTCATATCGCAAGCAAAAGCTATTGCAAAAGATAAAGAAAAAACGCCCGGCTCAGCAATTGGTATTATATTTGGTCGTTTTAACCCTCCGCATAAAGGTCATAAAGCCGCTTGGCAAATGGCCAGCAAATTACCATATTGGTATGTGGGGACAAATCAAAGTACCCAAGGTCCGAAGGATCCATTGCCGTATGATATTAAAGTTGAAGCAATGAAAACCATATGGCCTGCTGTTGAAGGTCATTTAATGGCAGAGCAAAGTTGGTTGACGCTTGCAAGTCATTGTTTTAAATCGCATCCCGATGCTAAAACTTTAGTATGTTTTACTGACGAGGCGTGGGTTACTAAAACTATTCAGCAATATAACGGTGTACAAGCCGCACACGGATTTTATAAGTTTGACGAGATTAAACAACAAGAAACTCCACGGTTAAGTAGTGCATCTGCATTACGAGCCGCAGTACAAGCTGGCGATAGAAAAGCATTTGCAGAAGCCGCTGGTATTTCAGCGGACACTCCGGTTGCAGGTCATCCATATTTTGATTTAGTGGCTTACTACCTATCGCAATATCCAGAGAAGGCTGCTAAAAAAATTAAAGAAGTTAATAGGGCGGTAAGAGAAATGAGAGCACATCAATTTGTAAAAGAAGGTACCACCACTGGCCAGGGCACAAAAGCCAAAGGTCATACTGAACCATTAAACAAGACATATAAAGCATCTATGAAAAATATGACAACAATGCCTGATCAAAATTCAAGTTCAGGCTCAGCATATTTAAACTATCGCATGGGAGTTGCATTAGCAGGTGCACCAACTTATCCAACTAAAATGGCTGCTGACACATGGCTAGGAGGAGATCCATTATTATCAACATACACTGAAGAAGAATTTGAAATGGTCAAGAAGGCCGCAGAACAGGTAGGTGGTGGTAAGATTGAAAACTGGTCAGGAAAGCGTAGTCAAGAAATAGCTGATACCAATAAGACTAGTACAGTAGCAAAACCTAAAAAGAATAAGTACGGAGTATAACGTGGACGAAAAATATCATTTAGCATTACAAACTGCATTTGCCAGCGAATATGCATTTGCATTAAAAGCACAAAACTTTCACTGGAATGTAGAAGGTCCGTTGTTTTATCAAAATCATCTATTGTTTGAAACAATATACGACGAAGTATACGGAGTAGTTGATAAGTTTGCAGAAGAACTACGTGCTTTACAAATTTATACACCTGCAAGTTTACAAAAGTTCAGCATGCTCAGTAGAGTTGAAGATGAGAATCAAGTTCCTGATTTTCAAGGTATGTTAAGAGAGTTACTTGCTGATAGTGAAAAAATGGCTAACATGTTTAAAATTGTTTTTACTATGGCTGAAAATGCCGGTGATCACGGATTAAGTAATTTCTTTGCAGATCGTCAAGATGCACATAAAAAGCACAGCTGGTTTTTACGTTCAAGTTTAAAATGAAACAATATAGAATTACTGCACAAGATATAAATCCATCATCCGATGATGATTGTTATCTTGCACCAGATGATCCTATTCATGCATTAATGCCTGCGGCAGCAATGGGCGGACTAGGTAGCGGTCAGGCACTTGCAAATTATAACAATTTACAATTGCCGCAAATACA